ACCTCTTCCTAAAACGACTCTGGTAGTAAAGGCACCAGTTGAACTGCTTCTATCAACGGATTGGAATCCGTTTTCCGACCGTACTGGACCTGAAAAAGTTGTGTTAGCCATGATTTTCTCCTGTCTTGGCTAGTGTCTGCCGATTACTCGACAGTCAGGAAAAAAGAAAGGGGCAAGAACAGTCCAAACATAGAACTGTCCTCACCCCCCACTCACTACGCTCCGGGTGAACCCCAGATCCCAAGTGGATCGGAAACACCGAAGCTGTACCGCTCGCGAGCCTTGTAGCGAACATTTCCGGTATCGAAATCACCGTCCATGCTCGTTTCCAGTGCTACACGATTGAAGTGCTTCATCCCATTAGGAATGTCGGTAAGAAGGAACCACGCATCCGTATCAGTAAGGAAGTGATTCACAACTGTTCCACCCGGAACAACACCCATCGAACGCACCGCGTTGATGTCATTGTCCGCAGTTCCTGGGCGAAGCTCAGATTTCATTACCCGTGTCGCCACAAACTGCAAGTCGGGCGGGATAACAAGCGTCTGGGGACGAGCAGCGATCATCAGACCACGCTCATCGGTCCATTTGCCAATCTGAATTACAGCAGCCTCAAGAGAAGTCTCGTTGAGGTCAGTGGCAGTTGCTGGGCGGTTGGAGTTCGTGCCACCTGAAACGAGCGGGTGACCGTCACCACCAGTTACGCCATCGCTAGATGCCGTGAAAAGATTTACACCGTCGCCGCTCTGATAAGCGTTGGTAAACCCGTTGTTCAACGGAACAACAGCCTTAACCTGCTTGGTGTGGGCCATGGCACGAGCCAAAGCCTTGGTGTAACGAGCCGACAAGGAATCATAGAGATTGTCTTCCATGGCCTCTTCCGTAATGGCAAAGCCCATAGCGATGGTCTCGTGATTGTAGCGAGCCGTGAAGCTCTCCTGTGCAGCATCGTAAGAAATCGCAGACCCCTCATCCTTCACCGGGGCAGCGTCGAAGCCCGAAAGCTTCACTTCCTCCTCAAAAGACCTACTGGAGCTTTCCGTCTCATAGATCTCGGTATGCTCGTCATCATACCGTGCATACTCAATACCAAAAAGAGCGTTGAGCCCCGGAAGCAGTTCCTTGAGAAGTTGTGCTCGTGAAATAGCCATTAGTCAGCCTCCTATACGCCAGTGGCGTTCAAATAGGAATGATTAGAAGCTGACCCGCTAGACGCAGCGTTGAACTTCACGATTACATCTGGATACGCATCACTCGCCGTCGTCCCTTTCGGGGGTAGGCTGCTAGGCCCATCAACAAAACTGAGGATGCGAAGAGGCAGCGTATTCGTTGTTGCCGGGGTGCTGCCATCAAGTGCGCTCTTGGACCTGCCGATAGTCGTAGTACCGGCTGTTACAACAATAGATGCGTTAAGTCCGCGATCCGTAGTGTTCAACGCCTCGTCGGCTTGCATCTGGAAAACGACAAAAGGATCGTCCAGCACATACGCCATCGCATCAGTGGCCGCATTCGATGCGGGCCAAAAATTTGAAAACGTCTTCTGGCCGGTCGTCGGGTCCGTGTAGGAGCAACCCAAAAAGATTCCAACTGTGGTCAACGCAGTAGTACCAACATCCTTCGCGATAGTACCATCTGACGCGACCTTAACAAAATCACCATTAGAGATCTGTGTGCCGTAAGTAGTAATAATCGGCAGATGTCTCGTCTTACTGGTGAATGACCCAGAAGCACTAAGAGTGCCAACGGGCCTTGCCCCGTATGGGGCCGCCGTAGTAGCCATAATCACCTCTATTAGCAGTGTCGTAGCATTCAGCGGTTACTCTTGCCGAAAACTACACGAGTTTTTCGTTCAGGCGCGAAAACAGGCATCCTGGGATCGTTCTCACGCATATAGGCATTATCGACGGCTTGCATCTGGGATTCAGCATGGTTGGCGAAATATTCCCGCCTCTTATTAACAATCTCTTCCGCTGCCTTACAGAGCAATAGACCACCGACTTCGATTCCACCTTTCTGTGCCCATTCCGATTTATGATCGCTCCTAATTTGTAGTTCCGGGTGATCTTCGGCACGAACCGGCTCCCATCCCTCACGAAAGCGTTTTGACACATTCGTGTTGTCTGAGCTGCCTTGCGAAGAAGTTCGTATCCACCGAAACTCCCACCCGTCTTGCGGATCTGGGTCAGGAAGCATGGATGCAGGTTCCCAAGCCTTATCGCGAGTTTCAGCTTCGCGATCCTCCAATGTCCTAGATTCCCTGGGAGCGCGTTCATCAGCCATCAGACCATCTCCTTGATAAGCTGTGTAGCATACTGCTGTGGCGTTAGTCCCAAGCGTCCCGCGAGTGAAACTTGGGTCGAAGTCAATGTAACTCTGCGTGGCGCAGCACCGCTGCTTCTCATAGCTGGTGCCACCACGGGACTCGTCCTGCGACGAGTTGCGGTCTCAACAACAAGTGGTTTAGTAGAACTCTCGTTATTGTTACCGAAGTATGATGGAAACACATCCCTCATACGGGTATCAATTGATTTATAGTATGCACCGGATTCCGGGTCAATACCTTCTTCGTTAACGAGTCGCTCATGGACTCCGTAAGCAAAGCTGGTCATCTCAGTATCCTGTCCAAACCACGGATTACTTTCCTGCCACTCCATAGCTGCTGACTCAGGCTGCTGTACCTGTGGACGCGCCACAGGCTGATTCCGTACCTGTTGGCGCTCTTCGGACAACACGGATTGTTTCCAATTGTCCGTAACCCTCTGGGATACATTGGGAGATGACGCCTCCACAAGCTGCATTTGCGTCATAGCCTGCTGTGCCTTTGCAATCTCCTCTGCATCCCCAGATTCGTAGGCCTCTTTTAGTTTTGTCTGTGCAGACTGAACTGCCATCTGAGCACCATACCGACTGTGCTCATTGAGTGCCTTTTGGGAATCCTGAACAAGTCTCAGGAGCCTCTGGTTTTCAACCTGGAGCGTACCTGTGTAGTTAACAGCCTCATTAGCTAGTCGTTCATGGGATTCCTTAGCCCTACGCTCTTCGTGGAATTGCCACTTGAGCTTTTTCATGCGCTTAAATGCGCGATTTCCATAACTTTCAATTTCTGAGTCTGTTGCCATCTCATCATCAGACTCCGCGCTCGTCGCCCCAACACCAGAAGACGATTCACCACGTCCCTGGTCCTCAAGCGGACGGTCATCGATAACATCAACGTCGATCTCATCTACTCCTGCGGGAGTTGAATCTTTTCCGGGTATATCAACGGTGGTCGCTACACCCAAAAACCTATCCTCTGCGCTCATTCTTCCGATTTCATTACTCACGTTAAGCCCTCTCTACGCCTCTGGGGTCTTCTACAACTGCCTCAACGGTATCATCGTTAATTAAGCGAAATTCTCTGCCCTGAACCTTGAGCCTTGTGCCGCTGAATGCCCTAAAAACGACCCAATCCCCCACTTGACAGTACGGTCCACTGGGAAATCGGTCGTAATTGCTATAGGCATCAGGCCCCATGGACATGACCCAACCCACGACGGTCGCAATAGACTCCTCATGCCGGGATTCAGACGACTTGATAATACCGCCTTCGGTTTTTTCTCCGATTTCAGGCAGCGTAATCAAAAGCTTGTAACCCTTGGGCACAGGCAACTGCGATGCGTACGTCTTTTCCCCGTCCTGTTTTTGTTCCCAACCATCCTCAGTCGATACTGTGTCTTCCACAGTTTCTTCTGCGAGTGTAGCCATTTTAGCCTCTCGTTAAAACATGCGCTCATAAAGAGCGAAAATATGCGCTCATAAAGAGCGAAAATATGCGCTCATAAAGAGCGAGGGTACATCATCCTACCAACTTCACCTAAACAACACAATATTAAAGATCATTAAGTCTACTCTCTAAATCTATAATCTCACGTTCTGACCACGCAAGTCCTTCTATCATACCACACATCTTACGGTAATCTTCTATATCCTTAGATGAACCTGAAGAAATATGGTCAGAGATCACACTCATCTGAACTTGTATCTTTTTCTTGAGAACCGAGAGTACAGCCTCACTCACTATCGCCGTCCTCTGCTATTTCCCTACCGAGTTTAATACCTTCCAGTTCCTGTTCAGCCTTAAACTTGGCTTCTTCAATTTCTGATGCTAACGCAAACTTCTGCTCCTCAAGCTTCAGTTCTTCAGTCTCCATACGCTCTTTACTCGCAAGTTTCTGTACCTCAAGATGAAGCTCTGCGGCGTCCATCTGTTGATCCGCACTATCCTTTTGTACATCCGCCTGCAATTTCTGTTGAGCAAGTTGCGAATCTGTCTGCATCTTCTGTTGGGCGAGTTCCTGTTTCGCCGCACCTATCTGTTGCTTCGACTCAGCCTCTGACTGACGGATCGCAAGTTCCTGCTGCCTCATTTGTAGGATCGGATCTTCCTGTTGCGCGGCTTGCTGTGCGGCCTGCGCCTGCTGTTGCTTCTTGCCCATCATTTGATCGGCTGCATCCGCAACTAGGGTGCTGAGTCTCTTTTCAACATCCTGTGGCAACGACTGACCCATCGGCGGCAGCGGAACACCAAGCTCATCCTCTACCTGCTTACGGAAGATGAATGCCAGGTGTTCACGGACATGTGAGTCCAGCGCACCCATAACCGCCCCACCAGCGGGACTATTCTGAACTTCCTGCGCCATCTGGGGATCGTTTTTCAGAACCATGTGGACGCGCATATGCGCCTCATGGTCCTGATACTCATATACCTTAACAGGCGATAGCGTGAGAATATCCTGATTCTCACTAACCGGATCGGTGGGTGGCACCTCATCAGTCATCGGTACAACCTTATCGGCATTTGGAATACCGATCAGTTCCATCATCTGACGATGCAACAAGGGTAGGTCGTACAGGTTGGGTGCTTGCGCGGCCAACTGCAGTGCGGCCTGATACTGCATGATCCGCTGTGCCATTGAAGACGCATTCGGGTCCGATACAGGTATGATATCTACACGGTCATCGAAATCTTCAAGCTTGATCCCTTCTCCAGCATCTGTCTCGTATGGATAATCTGGATCTGTGAATTCATAAATAATACGAGCGAGAATCTTATATTCCTGTTTCAGGCTCGCATGGATTCTAGCCTGGATCGCAGACTGCACCTTCATTGCCCGCTCCATGATCGCAAGAGTGGTCCCAACGGGAGCCTCT